GCCTACGACCAACGAAAACCAAGGAGAGAAATCATGAAGAGATACTATCAGAGTGATATCGTTAAGGATCTCAAGGATCTTGCTATAAAACTCATTCAAGTAGGGTATTCGAGTACACCAGAGTTGCTTAGGAATTTAGCCAGACACGTTGAGCCTTTGCAGTTAGCAAAAGATGAGGAGAAGAAGCGAAAAGAGAAAGATTCATGGTATATATGTGAAGAATCTGGTTGCTGGGGAGACGTACAATTTGCGAATGCTGACGGCTCTTATGTTTGTCGCGATTGTGTAGCAAAACGAAAGAAGAAGAGCGAGAAAGAAAAAAGCACAAAGAACAAAAATCATCCGAAACATCTTTATCTTGATTGCGGGTTGCGGAGTTCCAGCCTCGTGGACGAAGATGGTATTTGCCAGAACTGTGCAGAAAGGTGGGAGAAAGAAAAAGAGTCGAAATTGCCTTCAAAATGGATTATTTCCCTATCGCAGCAAAAATTGATTAAGGTTCTTGATCAAATTCGCAGAATAGAGTCGGAAGTAAAAGGATTGCAAGGAATTATAAGGATGCAAGAAATTATGCAGAAAATTAAGGGCCCCTCAGAGTCGCCTCCGCCGGTTTAGTATTCCAAATCCTCCTTGCTTGGTAGAATTAGGCTCGTCTAAGAGACGGGCCTTTTTTAATGCGCTAACCAGGAAGAGAGATTTCATGACAGTTCCAGATTGCGCTCGTATTTGTTATGCTGCTTGCCGGGTCGCCTCTATCGCCGCAGGCAAAAAGATCCCTATTTGGGGCCGAGCGCGTGCCGAAGAGAAAGTCTGGATGCGGCACCGTGTTAATTGTGTTTTTCAGCACCATGATATTCCGCTGTCGGGGCGACATGACACCTGGTGCGAAATAATGGGCTCTGAAGGTTGGAAACTTGGAGACCTTGATTACGCCAAGAAAACACATCCTCATTTAGCCAATTTTGAAAAGCTGCCTGATGATGAGCGATTCAAGTGTCAGCTTGTTAATGATGTCGCCCTTGCCTGTTTCGTATCCGAATAGGCGATGCCATGACAAGGATTGATAATAGCCGCGGTAGCAGTGTCGATAAATTCGAGAGGGAAGCGAAGACTATCCTCTGGCGGAGAATTCGCGGCACGGATAAAGCCCGTCCTGATTACGATCGGTGGAAGACTCGGATTGCTGAGATTTCCGTTCAAGAGGGCATTAGCCGCCGCGAAGCTGTTCTTCAGGCGTCCCAGGAGGAAACCTGCTTGGCGCCTCTGATGAACGAGTACGACTTCGAGTCGTATGGCGTTATCGGTACTCCCCAAATCATGGAGGGCGGAGGGGGTACTATTTGTCGAAATGAGGAACTTTCCTATCGCGAGAATCTTCGCTGGGCACTCGATGCTGCCGGCGAATTTCAGCGAACTAAGAATTATCCAGTTGAGTGCCCGAACAACTCTGCTTGGTATCTCCTCACGCAGGCAATCGAAGACGCGAAGGACTTCCTTGCTAAACTCGGACAAGTTGAAGTGAAAGCTAGCGAGAGGGATATTCTAGTCGAAGATACTCAACGCCATGGCAAGCAATCTATTAAAGATCTGGACGATCAGCTTGCTACTTTGAATGAACTTACCGAAGAAGAGGAAGAAGCATGACCCCTGAAGAGGTTCGTCAAATTGTTTTTATGGCAGTCGAAGAAGGTAGCCCTTATGCAAAAACGGACGAGATCCGTCAGTCAATTGACATGGTGCTGGAAGAGCATAAAAAGTCGCTGAAGGGCAGCGACTTTCGTGTTGATAGCTGGAATCGTGGCTATCACGACGGGCTGATGGAAGCACGAAAAATTGCTTGGAGGAGAACTTGAATGACCCCTGAAGAGATTCGTCAAATTGGCATGATGTTAGAAAAGCATAATCGGGAGACTATCTCGTCAGTGAGTGAAATTCGTCAGTCAATTGATGAGTTGCTTGAGGCTCATAAAGAAGAGATGGATAAGGATACGCATACCGAACTATGGAATCTTGGCTTTCATGATGCGCTTTTGGCTGCGCAGGCCGCGGTTAACGAGAATGGGAATCCACTATGAGATGCAATCGTACGCGACTCTCTGATCAAATCCCAAAGGATCTTAAAGGGAATCTTCGATGGCGAAGGAAGGTCTATCAGCGTATCTCTGAAGACCCGGGTTTCGCTGAGACGATCAAAGAAGCCTGCGCTCGCGATCCTATTTTCTTCGTAAATGGCTTCTGCTGGACGTACGATCCAAGATGTGAACCATTCTCTCGTATCCCAATGATTCTTTATGATTTTCAAGAAGAAGCTCTCTTGGAAATTATTAGAGCGATCGGCTCCCGCGATCTTCTTATCGAGAAGAGTCGAGACATGGGTGCCTCGTGGATCTGCATGTTGGCTTTTTTTTGGTGCTGGTTATACAAGAGCCGGCAATCTTTTCTAATGGGCTCCCGAGTTGAAGCGTACGTGGATGATAGCGCGAATCCAAAGTCACTTTTTTGGAAGATAGATTTCATTCTAGATAATCTTCCTCCTTGGTTGCGGCCGAAGGGCTATAAGACCTCGTTGCATCGACGAAAACTTCATATCGGAAATCCTGAGAATGGAAGTGTAATAGATGGGGAGAGTACGAATCCGAACTTCGCAAAAGGTGATCGGAGAACGGCAATCTTGCTTGACGAGTTTGCGGCTGTCGAATGTGGCCCTCAAGTTTGTAGGGCTAGCCGCGATGCAACTAACTGCCGGATTTTCAATTCGACTCCTATGGGGACGGGGAATTCTTTCTACGATCAGCGACAAAATCCAGACTGTCGTAGGCTTCGGCTCCATTGGTCATCGCATCCGCTGAAGATGGTTGGGCTCTACATGAGCACTTCTGACGGCGAGCTTCAAGTTCTCGACAGGAAAGGTTATCCTGATGACTATAAACCAATCCTTGACGGTAAACTGCGATCAGTTTGGTATGACATTCAGTGCTCTCGCGCGGACAACGCACGCGAAATCGCTCAAGAAATTGACATTGACTACCTGGGATCTGGCCATCAGTTCTTCGATGCTCAAAAAGTTCAGGTGGCGATCCGCGACTTTGCTCATGCTCCGCTGGAGATTGGCGATCTCGATTTCGATACTAAGACTGCCGAGCCGACTACATTTCGCGAGAACCCTGGAGGCAACTTGAAACTTTGGTTCTTTCTCGGGCGAAAGAAGACTCCACAGATTGAACATCGTTGCGTTATTGGCGTGGATGTATCGGCCGGCACTGGATCGAGCAATTCAGCGCTTTGCGTTTGGGACGTTGTTACTAACGAGAAACTTGCGGAGTGGGCTAGCCCATACGTTCGTCCAGAGGCGCTTGCCAAGCAGGCTGTTGCAATCGCTAAGTGGTTTGGCAATGCGATGTTGATATGGGAAAGCAACGGCCCAGGCCGCCAGTTTGGCTCGCGAGTTATGGAGCTTGGTTATACTAGGATCTACTTACGGGTCAGGGAGGAGAAACTTTCAAGGAAAGTTTCTGACATACCTGGATGGGCACCAACAAGGGAAGGAAAACTTGTCTTATTGGGGGCCTATCGCGAAGCGTTAGAAAAGGGACATTGCGTTAATCGCTCGAAGATTGCGCTGGAAGAGACACTGGAATATGTCTACGCTGCTAATGGCGGAGTTGAGCATTCGAGAGCCAAGAACAAATCAGATCCATCAGGGGCTGGGGCCTCTCACGGAGACAGGGTAATAGGAGACGCCCTGGCGTGGAAGGGAGTCACTCAGCGCAAGCTGCTGCGAATCAAAGAGAAACCAGAGATCCCTGTAGGTTCCTTGGCCTGGAGAAACGCAATGAGAGATCAAGATAAGCAAACTGACTATAAAGAGCTTCCCGAAGGGTGGAATTAGAGTGGCAGACCACATCACTCAAACGGGATTCAACCGCCTGACGGATTCAATTGATTGGAGCATTCGCCAGCTAGAAAAGCCGCGGCGAGAGCGCATTGAATCAATCCGGCAATTCGTCGGTAGCCATCATTCATTAGGCGGATCAGAGAGAACCGTACCGGTTAACTTCTTAAAACTTGCAGTAGATATCTACGTTCGCCAGCTTGCGGCCCGTGCTCCTCGGGTTCTCATCTCAACTAAGTTTGCTGAATTGAAACCAACAGCCGCTAATCTCCAACTTGCAGTCAACCAAATTCCCGAAGAGATTAGCTTGACTCTGACACTACGCCGGCTGGTCACCGAAGCACTCTTCTCTATGGGTATCGTGAAGTGCGGCTTGCATACCGTAGGTGAGATTCTCGGTATCCCTTATGGCCAACCATTTGCAGATGTCGTCACGCTTGACGACTACTTCTGCGACATGAGTGCTAAGCGCATGGATTTGATTCAGTATTGCGGCAACGACTATTGGCTTCCATACGAGAAGCTTATGGACTCAGGTTTTGTAAAGTCAAAGGATCGTGATGCGCTAGCTCCTGACGACCATACGACGATTGGCGAACAGGGGCAAGAACGCGCCGACGGCATCTCTGTTGACGAGCAGGCGGAAGAGTTCGAGAAGCGCATCCGCTTGCGTGACGTATGGCTACCTCAAGAAAACGTCATGCTTACCTACGCGACTTCTAGCAAGCGGCTCCTTCATGAGGCGGGGTGGGAGGGACCAGAGCTAGGGCCGTATTTACACCTTGGGTATACGGAAGTACCGAGCGGTCTACTGCCGCTTTCGCCAGTTTCGACTTGGCGGGATTTACACGAACTTGGGAATACAATCTTTCGTAAGCTAGGCAGCCAAGCTGACGCCCAGAAGACGGTCCTTGGCTTTAGCGGTACAGATGAAGAGGATATAGCGAATTTCAAAGGGGCGAAAGATGGCGATGGAATTGCTTACCACGGTGCAAAACCCGAGAGACTTCAGGCCGGTGGAGTAGATGGCTCGACGCTCGCCTTCTATCTGCAAGTGCGTGACCTCTATTCGTACTTCGCTGGCAACTTGGACAGCCTCGGGGGGCTGGCGCCCATGACCGAGACAGTCGGCCAAGACAAGTTGCTTGGTGAGGCCGCTAGCGCTCAGCTTGCTGATATGTCTGCGCAAACCGTCACGGTTGTGCGGGATCTGTTTCGCACTCTTGCTTGGTATGAGTGGAACGATCCGATTGGCACCAGGACGTTAGAGAAGAAGATCCCTGGAACCGAACTTGTTATCCCGGTACCTTGGAACGCTGATGCACGCCAAGGTGGCTTTGAGTTGTTTGATCTTGATTTGAATGTGTTCTCGCTCCAAGATGATTCGCCGGCGACAAAACTTCAGAAGCTCAGGGGAATTCTCAATGAGTTCATTGGACCGCTCATGCCAGACATTCAATCAGCCGGTGGGCAGCTTGACGCGCAGTTCATATTACGAACCATTGCAAAGTGGTCGAATATGAGTTCTGCAACAGGTTCTAAGTGGCGCGAATCCACAGGTTTCTCAGATCGCGGGGTTGCCTGGCGCTTCGTAATTCCGCCGCTTCTGCAATCGTATTTTTAAGATCAAGTATAATCGAGGCTGCGAAAGAGAGATGAGAAAATTCCTATATATTGCTACTCACTGGAGGACGGTACTATCTACGAACGCCAATATCCAATGGGGGAAGCTCCCGGGGAGATTCTTGTTAAGCAGAAGATTGCAACGAGAGACTTTCAGGCAGAGCAAGTAGGTCGACCTTCTAAAACGGGTTGGCCTATTAAGTGCTACGCATCGGGGGTGAATGCTAGCCAAGCTGGTGAACTTTGGCAGCATTTCAAAGATGCTGGTGTTAGTTGCGACGTGTCTAGCGACGGCGATCCAATTTACACATCGCATGAGCATAGGAAGAGAGCGTTGAAAGCTCGGGGACTTTTCGATCGAGCATCCTTTAACTGAAGAGAGAAAATTCATGGCAGCCGACCAAGAGCTTATGACAGAAATCGAAGCGGCAGTCGACGAAGTCGAGGCCGAGACGCAGAGCGTTGAAGCCGAAGTGACGGAGACTGGAGAGGAAGAGCCTAAGATTGAAGAGACTCAGGCAACTGAGGAAACCCAAGAGACCCATGAGACACAAGAAGCAGGAGCAGCCGAGGAAAACAAAGAAGATGATGGTGGCGGGAGCGAGAAGGTCATAGAGGGCGACGAGGAAGCTGCTAAGAAACTAAAGGAAGCGCCCGATGAAACGATTACTCCAGTACGACCGCGGCTAAGCGATGAAGTTCTTACGCAGGCAGCCAGGGTCGGCATCAGTATAGCGGACGCTCGTGAGTTTGGTAGCGAGGCTGCTTTGCTTCGCGTGATCGACATTACAGGAAAGTCTCCCGCGGCGGCAGAGGCAAAAGAAAATCCTCTTGATGCGCTTCCGAAACTCGATCCCGAGCATTATGACGAAGACGTGATTAAGACATTCGATACCCTAAAGGGTGTCGTTCAGGAAC